AACCTTAGGAATTTGTGAGCAGTTGGGATTTCGGTGGGCGCACCTTCCGGTAATGGCTCCGTTGGTGATGACCTGACCATGGATGCGGCCTTTCTTTTCTAGCTTGAGCCAGCTCTGTTTCCCTTCCGCCAACATCCCAATCATCTTGGCGAGTCCGAAATACTCGTTTAGGAGCTTTGCTTCTGGATACGGGAGATCGGAGAGCACCTCTTCATCGACAGCGGCTTTACCATCTGGGGTGTACTTGGATGGCTTCCAGCCATGGTTCTCTACCAAGACGCGAGCGATATGATCGCGTGAACTCGGGTTAAAAGGGATATGCTTGCGACGGACAGGACCAGGAACACAAGTCTTGGCGAGCTTGCCGGCCTCTTTCTTCGTGGCAAACTTAGCACCACAAGCAGCTACGAAATACTCGGGACGTTTCTGCTCAATGTACCAACCTGGGAACATAGCCTCCAGTTGCTTCTCGATGTCGAGGCGCTTCTGGCCCAGCGTGGAGTACAACTGAACGGCCGCGTCTCGATCAAAGCACACGCCTCGGCGTTCCTGTAAAGCAATGACCTCAGCGAACCGATGTTCAAGTTCTACCGACTTCTCGCTGGGAGCTTTGCTCTGAATCTTCTCCCACAGAGCGGCAGTGACCTCTACGTCCTGTTGGCAGTAAGCTAGCATCTCTGGAGTGAATGTCTGCCAATCCGTCGTCTGGCCGTAGTCACCCTTGAGGACGCCGATGCGTTTTCCCCAAGCGTCCAGCGAGTGTTTTCCATGCAGCCCATTCTTTGCGATGTCATCAAGCTCAGCAAGATTCGGCCACACAAGACGAGTCAGTAGGATCGTATCGCGCACTGTCCCATTGTATTTGAAGCTAGGGAACAGCTTCTTGATAAGCGGCATGTCGTGCTTGACGGCGTTGTGCCCCGCAATCAGCGGAGAGGACGCGAGGTAATCCAATCCCGCCGAGACTTGGCTACCGACAAAGGAGGAAATCGTCTTCGTCTCCAGGTCCTTTATCACCAGACAATGTATCTTCGTCGCTTCCTCTAAGAGCCCGTCACTTTCCGTGTCGAAGATGAAAGGCATTCGATGAGCTCCCTGCGCTTAGCGCGTAAGTGAAGTGCTCGGAGGTACGTCTCGTGATGAACCGGCTTGTTGCGCCGGTAGAAGAACCAGTCACGGGTTCGCGGCCCCATAAAGAACAACGTGTAGACCGGCCCCACACCAGGCTCCAGCTCAATGCGATGCTGACTCTTAGCGAAGCGGAACCTGATCGAACCTGGGCCACGCCATTTGCGCTCTTTGCCAGGTCGATGCTCCCAATAGCCGCCCTTCAAGACGACCGTCAGGTACGCGAAAGGGTGGTCATGGGGATCAGTTGGGTCCGAGCAGTGGAACTCGTGCAACGCAGCGGTGAAGACACGGTGCTTAGGACCACCGATCAGGTACCACCGAGTCAGGTACTTGTTGGTCGGAGTGATTCGGTCAGGAATCACCTTCCAGTTCCAGCTGAAAATCTTCAGTAGGTTAATAAACCACATTGATGTTCCTTGTGAATGGCGGGGCCGGGTGCGACTTACTACGCACCTTGCAGGCATGCATTCCGCTTCGCCTGTCGATTCAGGACGCGGCCCCATGAAATAGTTTAGAAGTCTTTACCAGCCGCCATCATCTGGCTCGGCGTCACAGTGCCCTCGTGGAGCCGACCTGTGAATGGGTCGTAGGCAAGCGTGGTGGCAACACCAGTCTCACCCGAAAATCTATTCTTCAGCACCCTGACGGTGGTGATGTTCTTCGTGTCTTCATCCTGCTGATCTCGTTCGAGACCCACAACGATGTCGGAGAGCTGAGCGATAGCAGCTGAGCCACGGAGTTGAGCCAGAGTTACCTGGGCTCCTTCCTCATGTCCTTTGTTACCGCCTTCCGGCCTCTTCAGATGACTCACCAGCAACATGCCAACCCCGGTTTCTTCAACCAGAGTGCGCAGCTTGGTCATCAGGTTATCTATCAGTCTACGCTCATCTCCATCACTGCTACCAGACACCACAATGCTGATGTGGTCCAGAATAAGCCACTGACACCCACATCCCCGTGCAAGATAGCGGAGTCGGGATAATAGATTGTCGCTATCAGTGCTACCAAAGTGATCGTAGAGGAAGCAATGGTCATTGCCCACAGTGCGATCAAAACCGTTCTTAAAATCTGATTCACTGACGCCTTCCTTGCTGATATGAAGGGGTTTGTTGAGCTCGATGCCGACAAGGCCAAGAGCGGTTCGAGTGGTAGATTCCTCAAGTGCGATATAACCAACTGACTCACCACGCTTGAGGAGATGGTGGGCCAACTCGCGGCACACCTGGCTTTTACCAATACCACTTCCCGCTGTGAAGGTGACAAGTTCGCCCACTCGGAGTCCAAGTAGTTTTCTATCGAGTCCGGACCACGGGTAAGGCACTGATCGAGTCGTAGATTTGTCATTGAGTTTGTCCCACAGATCCTTGCCGTTGATGATGCCGTCAGGTCTGAAGACCTTTGCTGACCAAGTAGCATCAATGAGTTCTTTGGCTCTGCCTGCCACGAGCATGTCGTTGGCATCCTTGAGCGGCAGCTTGCCGATCTTGGCTTTGCCTGGAGTCAGGAGCAGAGCGCATTCTTTGGCTGCTGCTATGCCGTGCTCGTCATTGTCGAAGAGGAAGACGACTTCCTCGAAGCCTTCGAGCCACTCTAGGGCACGTTGGATGGACTTCTTTGCGCCTTGGGCACCGTTCGGTATCGACACAACCGGCCATTTGTTGTCCTGCACTTGAGACACTGACAGCGCGTCAAGCTCTCCCTCAGTGACCACAATACGTTTACCTTGGTCTCTCCAGAGGTGTTGTCCGTAGAGACCACAATTCTTGGTGTCCCCGAGAAACGTGAATTCCTTGTTAGGAAACCGTACCTTCTGAGCAATTGCTTCACCAGCCGTGTTTCTGTACGTGGCGATATGTACAGTCTGACCGTTGTAGGTTCCAATTGAGTATCCCCACTTCCTGCACGTCTCTTCACTGAGGCCCCTTTTCTGGATTGCTTGGAAGTTCCCAGGTTCGATGAGGCCATGAGACATCTGCTTCTTTCTTTGTGGTAGGTCGCGAAAAGCCCCTTGGTAAGAGCTGCAAGAGAAACAAAACGAGTGTCCATCTGAATAGGTAGCGCAGGCGTCAGAAGACCCACAATCAGGACATGGGCCTTTCCCCATCAGTTCGGAGGAGGGCATCTCCGTTGTCATGGGAAACCTCCAGGTCGTCTATCTTGAGGACTGAGCACATAGGGATCGTCATGTCCCCTGAGCACTGCGTCTCAGAGTCCATGTCGGTGTCGCCTAGGTGGGCCGCGAGAGTCAAGCTGTCTGCCCCCCGTCTGAGCAGGAAGCCGACCGAGATGCAGGGCTGATTGGTCTTCTCTCGGCCCTGCTCAATGATGTCTTCGAGGCTGTCCCAGAGGTCGCTCGCCACTGAGGACGAGTCAACCCAGGTTACTTTCACGATCTTGAGATCCTGACTCATACCATTCCTTTACGTTAAATCCGGGGCAGGAGGTGTTTCTCTCGTGGCCTTCGAGGTCGGAGTGTCCGCATATTTGTGCGCCAGGGTTTCGAGCTCTGAGACCATTGAGTAGAGTTCTGAGGGCTTCGAGTACAGCTGGTCTGAAGTCAGGAGACCCGATAAGACATACCCCAATTGATGCGTCATTATAGCCGCGAGCATGAGCTCCAGGCTCTCCCTCACTTCTGCCAGCGACAACACGTCCATCTTGCTCGATAACGAAGTGATAACCGATCTTAAGCTTGCCTTGCAGGCGATGTCTGCGGTCGAGTGATCTTGCATCGAATGGCCTTTTCTTGTCATCTAGTTCATCGGGTTTCGTTTTGCTACAGTGCACAACGATGTAATCAGTCGCAGTTCTGGGCATTGGCCAACTCTTCGTAGAAAATCTTGGGAACTTCTCGCTTACCTAGGACCTGTATAGGCCACCCATAGCCCACGAAACAACGCTCGAACCAGATGCGGATGAGTCGCCGAGGCTCAACGTCGGGGTACTCAGTCAGGAAAATCGCGAACTCTCGGGCATTCTCCCTGACCCACTTCTCGGCACCTTCCTTGTCGTCAAGGTCTCCGTGGCTCATTTATCCATTCCTTTGGGACATGCCGATGAGCCCACTTAAATCCGTGACGGTCAGCCCACATAGCATTGGTAGTGGGCGAGCCCTTGTTAATTCGAGCGTTGGCGTTGCTGAATACGAAACGAATGTCGATCTCTGGGTGCTGCTCTTTAATCAGCTTGTGCTTTTTACGGTCGCTGGCCAGGAACCGACCCTTCGTTTCTAGGTAGATCCCGTTCCTCAGCTTGAAGTCAGGGTGATACTTGTTCTCGGTGCTGGGCTTCGTGTAGCCGATGACATCAGTCTCGTATAAAACAACTTCGCCGAGGGCTTTTAACTCCTCGGCGATAGCTTCCTCAAGACCTGATCGGTAACCTTCAGCGATGCCCCGCTCCTTAGAACTCTCCGCTCTGCGTGGCGGCCATCGTCGGTTCCTCGGCATCGCTCGTCCCTTCCGCAGCTTTCACTTCGGCCTCGTAGCCGTCCTCTTTGCTGAACCCATAACTCTCCGCTGACCCACCTTGTCCCGCACTGACCAACTCAAGCACCTGGACCGCTTGAAGGCGCAGTGAGATACCAGCGCCAACAGCGGCGGTGAAATACGGAACCACCTGACAGCTCATCTTGCCGCGAGTACCGCCCCAGACTTCCGCCTGAGTGGGCTTGCCCTTGCTGTCGAAGATGGCGACCTTCTTCTCGACCACGCTGCCATCGGTGCCTTTGAACTTCGCTTTGAGCTTAGCCGAGAGGATATAGTTGCCCGTCTCGTTGCCCTCTTTGTCGGTCTCCTTACGAATTGGGAGTTCCGCCATCTTGAGCTTGGCCTTCTTCTGCTCCTTGCAGAGTTCGACATAGGCCTCATCGCGGTACTTGGTGATCTGAGCGATGATCGGCTGGGCCTCTTCTTCGGTGTACCGGATCTTCAGCTCAAAGGAGCCGTCCGGGTTGAACTTGGTGTCCGGTTTGTTGATCTTCGGGTAAACGAAGGTGCCCACCGGAGAGGTGTAGCTCAGTCGTTTCTGTTTCGTGGCAGTAGTCACTTGGTCGGTTCCTTTTGTACTTGGTATTTGTGTTTCGAGAGTGAGAGCGTGAGGGTGATTCCGGGTTCGCTTGGGTTAACGAAGATGATCCCGTACTCGTTGTTCCCTGCGTACAACCAGCCGTCCACCTTGATCGACTCAATGATCTCTTCCATGCGCTTATACTGCGCTTCGGTGTCAGAGGATTTCATCTGTGAAGTCCTCTCCCAGGTCACTGAGTTCCCGGTCGATCTGGTTGATCTCTTGAGCCAAGAGGTCAGCGGCTGCGTCGTATTCCTCAGCGCCTCCGAAGTCGATCTCCTGCTGGGTTACTTCGGGCTGTTGATTGTAGAGCGCAGCATTCACGCCAAGGCCGAGCAGGGCGGAATAGAGGTCTAGAGGTAGCGGTATGCCGCGCCTCTGACAGTCTTCCGCTTTGATCAGGAGAGTCATCTTGGAGGTCATCTGGTTTCCTTGCGAAAAATCATTTCACTTGTCTCTAGGGGCGGTTCGTAAACCGGAATCGGTATAATATCAGTAACGATACTATCATGCGAAAAAGAAAGGTGACTGCTCGACCTGAGAAATATCCAGAGAGCCACAAGCCGGTAATTCAGGGAGCTTCTGTGTGTCGTTCAGGAGCGCCGAGACTTCCTCTGCAAAGCGAGCCATCAGATCAGTATTGTAGACCTGATGAACGAAGGCGTAGCGCAGGGCTACCGTGAGCTGCTCCGTATCCGCAGCGACCGTGGCGTAGGAATCATGGATCATGGCAAACGATCCAATCCCGAGAGCCACCGAATCAACCAAGCAGTGCATCATGGCAGCAGCGTCAAGGGAATGAACGAAGTTAGGGGCTATGCCGTTGGCTTGTCGCCGCTTGTCGATATTTACGGTCGTGCCTTCGCTGGACCTAACATGAAGGCGAATGGTCTCCCCAAAGACTTGGGTCTGAACCCGTTCTTCTGGCTGATTTCGATAAGCTTGCAGCACCGGAAAGCCACTCGGCGCAGTCCAGTTGATCGGCAAGCCCTGCTCAGCGATGAGCTCAGCGACCGCCTGCAACCACCCCATCGCCTGGACCGCAGCCTTGACGGTCTCACCGATGGCTTCGCTCAGGAGTTCCGCGAGGTATGCAGCTGGGATATAGAACTTCTCAGTACCGAAAGGGTTCTTCGCTCCCTCCGCTATGCGCTCCCTGATGTGCTCTTGGAGGTACTTCCGGAAGGCGTAGAGCGTGCCGCCATATGGTAATACCATTACGCAACGCTTCGTGGTCTTACGACTGATTCCCAGTGCTAACCAAGCTCTCGCCTGGTGATCCGAGACAGCCTTGATCCGCAGCTTGGCGATCAGCTTGTCCGCTACGACCTGATAGATGTCCTGAGGCTTTGCTGATGGCAGTAGATTCACCGCCGCCCCGCCTATCTCATCCTTAAGCAGCGCCGAGAAGTGCTGGAGGCCATTGCATGACCCGTCCAGAGCCACCGGAAGACACGAGACGAACCCATATCCAGTCCTGAGGAAGTCAGCCCACTCGAAGCAGAACGACAGGAACTGCCACGGTTTGTCTGCCTTTGTCCACCAATCGCACTCAAAGGGCTTCGTGGCCGATTCAAGGATGGCCACTTTGTTCTGCTGGACCCAGGCCACACGCTCGGCAAAGGACACCTTGTCGTAGCCGTAGAGGTTCGCCCCGTGAATAGCGAGCCAGTTGGCGGCGATCTTATCCGTGATGGCTTTGCCCTTGGAGAAGGTCAGCAGCGCCTTGGCGTAGTCGGGGCCTTGTGGATGGAGGAACATCGGCACCGCATAGGCCCTACCTCTGAAGTCCAGCTGGTAGGGGAAGTAGATTGCTTCGTCGTTGATGAACCGCTTGGCCACCATGATGGTCCGTGAGACCTGCAAGCGCTTTGAAGCCAACTTCACGTTCCGCTTCTCGACATCGTGAGCAGCCCTGCGCCACTCTCTGCGAGCTTCCCGGTTCGTGTCGATGTCCACAGGCTTTGTCGGCTTGGGCTCGTCCTCACGAGGCGGGAGCTTACCCACCTGAGAACCACTGTTCCACATCTTGCGGAGCACCAAGTACACCCGCTTGTCGATCTTGAATCCGGTCTGCTGCATGGCATTCACACCACCATAGACCACCGAAAGATCCTTGTTCGAGAGCTCCTCCAGGTAGTCCCGGTATGGAGTCTTCACGAGCGGGATACGTCTGCGAAGGAAGTCCGAGAGGTAGCCACCATCATACGGATTGGTCCAGTCCAGCGGGGGCACGAGCATCGGGAGGAACTGAGGAGTCAGCAGGGCATTGGTGCTGTTGAACCCAGCGATCCACGAGCGGCCCTTCTCGGTGGGCTCGATGCAATAGAGAGAGCGATTCTTCCCCGTGGGGCGGTTGATGACCTGGATGATCCCGATGGACTGGGCCACCAGCTCGATCAGCTTGACTCCCAACTGGACCTTATCGGAGCTAGACCAGTTGTCCCAGTCAGGGGCTCCGATGCGCTTCATGGTTCCCTTGATGACTCGGCGTTGGTGGACAGAGTTTCGGGTCTCCTTGGCCAGGTTTCTCTTCACCTTCCGGTAGTAGTTCCTCTGGCGCTTGTC